TTCACGTAGCGGCGAAAGGTGGCGATCGTGATGCCCTTGTTCGTTGCGCCGCCTGGATCTTTGGGATGGTTCACATACCCGCCCTCGTATTGCAGGACGAGTTTGAGCGCTTTCGCGAAGTTGCGATCCATTGGTCGTTCCTTTGAGAGTTGTTGCTAGACTGCGATCAGCGGGCTATGAAAAGCGAATGAAAGCAGGAGGGATGGCATGAAACGGATTGAGCCGCTTGCGATGGCGATCCACTTCAAGGGACGGAAGTTCTTCGAATCAGACTGGACGGCGCTACCGCAGCGCGACAAAGACATTGCCATCGATCAGGCCAAGGCAGCGCTTCAGGGTTTGATCGATGACCCTCATCAGCAGTTTTCATTGACCGATCGTCAGCGAAGTGACTTCCAGTCCGCAATCAACGGCGCGGAAGAAGTCATCTTCGCGTAGGATTTTGCTACCAGTTGATCACTGTGATGGTCGGAGCCACCGTATAGGTGACGGCTGCCGTTTGCCCCGCAGGCAAAAAGAAATCATGGTCGGTCGTCGTGTACCAACTGGCAGCAGGGCCAACGTCGATCCTCGACACAGTCCCCCCTCCGACCTTGACGCTCCGATTCCACGCGACTGCCGCAATAGTCATTGGCGAAGCCGTGACCGTCACCGCACCTGACGACTTGTTCAGGACAACATTGCTCGCGATGAGCGACGTGGCGCCCTCGGGCGGAGTGTTCAAAGAGACCTTCAAGGTGGTCCCGACAAAGCGGTTGTTGGGCGTCACAATAAGATTCTTAATCGCTGACGCGCCGTCGACGACAAGGCCATACGCCGGCATGCGGGGCAGAGCCCCATTGTCCGGGTTGTTGTAGTTGGCGTTTGCCACGACAAACCCATCGACCTGTACGCCGTCCCAATTCGAGTTGCCCGTGAGGGTGAGGCAAGCCGCGTTGCCGTAGCGGCCAATATCGAGATCATGGAACGTGCCGCCAAAGGAAGCCCCAGACATGGTTCCGATATCGACCAGCATGCCGCTGCGACCGACTGATCGAGTGCGCATCGTACCGCCGCCACCGATGATCGGGGCAATGGCCAGACCAGCCCCGGTCAAAACGAATGCGTCTCCTTCGAAGCACGACGACGTGTCGCCCGCGCCAAACGTAAGTTCCTTGATGTAGCATCCAGCCCCAACATCGCAGCGCATGATTGACCGCCTGTTGCTGTCGAACACATTCGAGAAGCCAAGGAAGGGACCAATGGCCGTGCGCTCAGTTCCGCCGTTTGGCCCCATGCGGATTGTGAGATTTACCGCGTCATACCAACCCGATGTATCCGTCCGGGTGATGACCCATTCGTCCCACAGCATAGGCCAAGTCGCCTCGACGTTCATGAGGTTTCTACCGGCCACGGTGTTGGAGTAAAGGCCAACCCGCACAGTCGTTCTGTCCATGTAGCAATTGACGCCATTGCGCCCGAGGACCATCGGAATGCCAACGTTTTGCGTTCCGATGCCTCGCGTGTTGTACAAATTTATGTACGCCGAGCGCGAAGTCGCATCACCCATGACGATCAGTTGGCCGATTGAGAGACAGACAAGCCCGTCGATGGTGCAGTCTTCGACCGAACCCGTATATATGAACGGATACGTCGCCCCGCCCGGCTGCTGCACCTGAAAACCGGAAATACCCTGACGATATGACGTGCCCGCGACGCGAGCGTTCACAAAGTCAACAGTGCATGTCACGGACCCAGCCGAATAGAGAGTGACGCGGATGGTTCCATGGAGAGATGTGACCCAACCGGGATTCATGCGATCCGTGGTTAGAACGTCCAAAACCGAGTTGATCGTATGCGTTCCCGACCCGGCAGACGATGTGTTGACCTCAGTGCCGCCCGGAGTTGTCGAGACGGTGAAGGTGTTCGCATCCAGCACGGTCTTGACATAGTAGAGCGAGATCGTTCCGGCAGCGTGGGTGCTGGTTTGTGTGCCAGTCGTGTTGATCGCAGCGCCGCCAACGGTGGCCGAGACCGTAAACGTGTTTGCTCCCAAAACCGTCTTTAGGTAGTAGGTCGTTCCCGCGACGAGACCAGTTGGGAGAGTGCCGTTTGTGGCAAACTTGATTGGCGTATCTGCGGGGAGGTTGTGGCCTGTCCACGTGATGACGCCTGGGCTGGCTATGCTTATTGTGACGGCGGCTCGCGCATCCCTCACTAGACCAGCCGGGAGAGCACCCGCTGTCGTCAGCTTGAGCGGAGCATTTGCGGCTAGTCCGTGACCGGTGCGCGTGATGACAGCCGGGGAAGCATTGCTGATCGTCGCCGTTCCTAGCGGCTCCATGAAGGGATCGCCAGTTCCGGCAGCGTCGTATATGCGCATTGCAACGCCGGAACCAGCCGATATTACAGACCCCATCTGCACGGGAACACCTACAGGAACCGTAAAGTCACGGTAGAACCGGAAAGTGCCGGTTCCCGTCAGTTTTCCGCCGACAACGGGAATGGCAGTTCCGCCGCCCGTGTTCCAATTCGACGTGTCGCCCGTGTCCCAATATTCTTCCAAAAGGTCAGGACAGGCGACGCCGTTCAGGTTGCCGATAAACTTGATGGCGCGAGGCGAAGAAGAATAAAGTGTAGTTCGCGCGTCACCAGGGAGTTTGTGGCCGTTCTTCCATACCTTGAGCGTCGTGAATTGAACCAACCCCGGCGGAAAAATGAAATGCGTTCCATCAGGCTCAACATCAAGACGGGCCTGAATCGCCGTTGTATTTGCCGCTGCCGAGTTTGCTGCCGAGACGCCATAAAACAGCAGATAGCACTGGTTGAACCCAAGGCGAACCAGCGCATCGGGGAACGCAACGCTCTCACGCAACGTCCCGAGTGCGTTGTCGATCAGCAGCCTATTTGCGGCAACGGCAGGCAAATTGACGCCGGCCGCCCATGCAGCAGCGTTATTCTCGCTCACCAGAGAAGCAGCCGCCGAAGCCGTCGCCGATGCCGCCGCCGCCGTCGCCGATGCTTCAAGCGCAATCAACTGCGCCGCATTCAGCATGACGTTCTGCGAAATCGTGAGCGCGGTCGTGCCGATGACGATCGGATTGGCCGTGTTGACGTACCAGCCGCTTGCGGAATACGTCGTGCCGCTGGTCACATAGATCTGTGTGCCGAGTCTGACATCGCGGTTGCCGGCGAAATCCTTGGACCGGCGCCATGGCCCGGTGTCAACAATCCAGATGCCGTTGTCGACCGCGCTGGTTTGCGACCGAACCAAAACCCGATCATTGGCCGCAAGCGACACGCCATCGATCGTTTGCAGGCCCGATAGCGTGATGTTCGCCGATGTGACGACACGGCACGGTGCCTTGATTGCAACGGCGGACGAAAGCCCGTCGTTGCGGTCTATTGCAATCGAGGTCATCGGCAATGCTCCAATGCAGAAAACCCCGCTCGCGCAGGGCTTGAAATCGTCGGGGATTTGCGGTTTTGTGAGCGGCTATGCAGAAACCGCTATTTGGCTACGTGATCGCCGCGCTTATCGGCGCTGGCGGCTTTGTGATCGTCGGGTATTTCGTCAACAAGACGCCCGACAGTTGGTCGTTTTACTACTGGTTGACGCGCAACCCGTTTCGCCCGGAACTCATCGGCTGGATCGCTCTTGGCTGCGCGATCGGGCTTGGACTTCGTTTCGTGGCAGCAACCCGCTGAGAGAAGCGGCGCGCGTCTTTTGCGTTCAATGCGCGTGGACCTTGGTCGGTGCTGTCGGCCTGTCCGTGCCGTTCTTCCAAGCCCATCCGATCGTGCTGTTTTGCCTATGGTGGATAGGCTTCATGGGCATCATGATCAGTTGAATGGGCGAAGGCTATCCGGCAGGAACTCTGCCTTGGTCTGCCCGTAGTCGGTCTTGCGGCGCGATTCCTGACGCTTCATGTAGCCGGGCGAGACTGCCTCGCGCATGGAGTTGAGAAACAGGTAATCGATCGCCGGCCGGGTGTAGAACAGGTTGACGAATGGCGTGTTCTGCGTGGCAAACGTCAGATAGTCCGCCAGTTTCACTTCCTCGTCTGCACTGATCGACGCATCTCGCGCCTTCATGATCAGGTTCGCAAGATCGCCAGCCGCGCCAAAGGTCGGACCGATTGCCGTCTCGGTCAAACCGCCTCCGAAACGATTGACCCTGCCGAACAGGAAGTCGCCATAGATGCCGGCGGCACCGCCTTGAATGAACGCCGCGCCCATGGTCTTCGGGTCTGTCGGATCACGCGGAGGCCAGTAGCCTTTCAGCATGTCCTTGACCGTCATCGACGCATAGCCGGCCATGGTGAGGCCAGCCAGCAGCGTTCCGATGTGGCCGATCTGCTTTGCGCCCTCGCCCTTCCTGAAGCCGAACGCAGCCCGTCCGCCGACGCGCTGGGTGAAGGCGATCGGAAAGCCCTTGAACTGCCCGATGAATCGGATTGCCTCGCCCGCCACAGTGCCAGGGCGAAGCCCGAGCGTCATGGTGCGGCGCGAGCGCGGGTCCGTCTCAATCACGCCATATGAGGTTTCATCGGCGACAAAGCGGCGAACCGCCATTTCCAGATCGTTGCGCGCCCGCGCCACATCGCCCATGCCAGCAAACGCATCATCCGGCAAATCCCGGATGCGATCCGGTGTGACGTAGGTTGCGCCGTTGACCTCCCGGAACTGCGCCTTGCGAATGGCTTCCCACTTCGGAGCGTCGATGCCGTGAAGGCCAAGTACGTTGCGATAGGCTGCCGGCAGATCGGCAAAGGCGGTCTTTGCCCTCATCCCCATCTCGGCGGAGATCATGCGGGCCGCAGAGGCCCTTTGCACGTCTGTCCACCACGACAGGCCATTCCACCTGAAGAACTTCTCCTGAAGCCCGCTCATGACGCCCACAGGGCCGTCTATGGCAGCGGCGGGGGAAACGATGTGACCTTGGATACCGTCGAAGCCCTCGCCCAAGAGAAAAGCGATTTCGTTGAGTTCCTTGTTCGACCGTCCGATGCGCAGCCCGTCCAGTTGGTTGACGAAGCCCTTGAAGAAACCAGAGCCACGAAACTGCGATGCCGCGCCCGCCGTGATCGTATCGGAAAAGGACGAGAAGACCGCCGCGCCGAGCTTTGCCAGCGATTGAGTTGCCCGGATGTCGGCGCCTATCTTTGCCGCTGTGACGTTGACCGGGCGCGAAGAAAGCCCCGTGGCGATGTCTATCGCCTGCCGGATGGCACCTCCGTCGATTTCCAGCCCCTTCAGGCGCTTGGCTTTTTCAGCCGGCGCCATCTTCGGGTCTTCCTTGATCTTGCGCTTCATGCCTTCGACTACGGACGCAAGCATGACTTCCGGGTTTGGCCCGAGCGCTTCCATATTGGCCGCGAGCCGGGAGGCATTGCGCAGATGCGAAACCATGCCGGAGACGGTGTTGCCGTAGCCGAACTGTTCCCGATAGGCCATCGCTGCGTCCGCATCGCGGAAATGCAGTACACGAGACTTGCCGAGAGACTTCGCCAGATTGGCCGGATTGACGCGCTGGCCCATTTCTTTCGCGGTCGGCTTGTTCGGCAGGCCGGAGATGATCGTGTCGTAGATCCCCGACATTGCCTCTTCGATGTCCTTGGCCGACGAGGCTTCAGGAAAGGTGCGGGCAACGTCCAATTTCGGCAGGATAGCTGCCATCCATGCGTCCTTGCCGGCGGCAATCATCTTGATGTCGTCATGAACCTGAGAGCCGGACCAGCCGTCAAGCTTGCCGATTGACGCGCCGAGGCGGTTCAAATCCGTGCGCGAGAGTTCCGCATAGGACGCAAAGACCTTGGCTGCGTACTGCGCATCCTTGCTGCCGGTAATGCCGGGCTTCCCGCCTTCCTTGATTTCCGCCATCTCGCGCATGATGTCGGCATCCATCTTCGGATCGCGAAGCGCATCGATAAGATGCGGGCGATTGGCCTGCATTTCAGCGAACATGCCGCCGAGATACTTGCCCTCATAGGCGAGGTTGAGCGCGCCGACCGAGTTGCGGGCGTTGTCGATGCCCTTCGATGTGCCTTCCAGCAAGGCAAGAACTGCCTTCTTTGGAGATAGACCGGCCTTGATGTGCGCGGCAATCGTCTGGTCGAGCCGATCGCGGACGAGGATGTTCAATGCCGCATGCCGACGCTGTAGCGCGCCCGCGATCTTGGTGCGCTCGGCTTCCTTCTCCGCAAAGGTGCGAAGCTTGTCGGCCATGTCGGTGATGTCGCCGGATGCGCGAAGCTTCTCCTTGTAGTCAAACACGCGCTGGAATGCGGCGTTGATCTCGTCCTTGGTGAGCTTTTCACGTGAAGCAATGTTTGCTGCGGTGAAACAGTCGGGACCGATGTTGGGGCGGATTTTCATATCAGACAGTTCACCGCCGCTTTGAGCGCATCGCCATAGGCAACGCTGTTCTCATGGATTTGCGCTGCTGCTTCGAGGTCTGCCTTGTCCTGTTCGGTCAGGCGACCTTCGATCTCTAGCTGCTTGATTTCGGCTTCCTCGACATAGGAGCCGGTTTCAGGATCGACGCGATACTGCTCTGCCGTGGCCTTGTAGGTTTCGGCTTTTGCGAGAGCGGCTTCAGCCTTTGCGCGGCCTTCCGGGATATGGTCTGGACGAGCTAGTGACGTGTCGACCGGCGATCCTTCATTTCGGCCAACACGAGCAAGTTGTTCGCGATACGCTGCATCTGCGCTGCGTCCGCCGGGGATGCCGTTTCCGCTCTGCTGCGCAAAGCCTCCGCCTCCGCGCGGTCCTGCACCGCTGTCCGGGAAGGGGATGTCGTTGCCTGTGCCATTGCCTTGGTTTATCCCGCGTTCGCTGACCATCGCGTCAAAAGCACGATAATCCTCCTCGATTGCCCGTTCAAGAGCGTCGACGATATCGATGTTGTCGGCAGCCGAATATTCCGCCGCCTTGCGCAGAATGTTATCGTCTACCTTGTGATCGATGCCAAGCGTTTTGAGCGCATAGTCGACGCCTTCTAGCGCGCGACGATAGCTGTCCTGCGCTTCAACCGACAGTTCATGAACGGCTTTCTTGCCCTGCCTCCCGCCATCGTAGCGATCGGAATGGACTGGATTGCCGGCGGCTTCCTCGCGCAACAGGCGAAGCAGATCGTCCGGCGTCGACTTCGCAATCGCCGTCTGCGGATCACCATAGATGCGATCAAAGAAGCCAGCCTCCGCCGCCGCTTCCCGCGCATACTCAATGCTCTTGCCGCCCTTGGTCACGAGCGAACCACCGCCCGGAACAAACTTGCGCGACAGACCCATTGCAGCGAGTTCGCCACCTTCATCTTTGATGCCGCCAACAGCCTTTGAAGTCAGGAATTGCGTCAGGGTGATCGGTTCGTATGGCTTAGGCCCGACAGGCATGTCCGTCCTGACGATCCGGTCAATCGCGGCCATGCGCTCTTCCGGCGTCGGATAACTGACAATCTCGCGCTGCACCCTCGCCATCGGCTCTGTCGAGTTCGGAGACAGGCGAATATCTTCCCCGGTCACAATCCCGTCGATTGCCTCATTCAGCGCAATGCGGGCTTCCTGGGTTGTCCTGAGCGTCGAGAGCCTGTCTGTGGCCTCTCGAACCGCGCGGGCGTCTGAGCGGGCTCCTATGGCCCCGCCAATCGTTCCGAATGCTCCGCCGATCAACGCCGCCGTGGCAATCTCGGAAATGGTCCCCTGCCATGAGACTTCATCGCCGAACGAACCGCGCGTGTCGTAGGTCGCGCCGGCAGCGAGCGCCGTGTTTGCGGCAGCATCACCGGATGCGACAAGCGCCGTCCCAGCGATCTTGCCCATTCTAGCAACAGCGGCGGCCTTGACCAGTTCGCCGAAGACCGGAACATAGTTGACCGGATCGAGCGCCTGACCGCCGAGATTGCCTACAACGGACGAGAAGGGCCGCTTGGAGGCGAAGTGTTCCCGAACCTTCCGTGCATCGTCCCATGCCGCCAGCGCCGCCCCACGGGCTTCTGTCATGCCGGGATCGTAGGGGATGTTCTCCCTGTACGATGGCGAGGCTTTCCACTCGTCTTCCGAAAGCGACGGCTGGTCTGGGTTGATGTAGTTCTGAACCAATCCGCGAACGGCTTCCTTCGCAGTGCCAACGCCGGGCGTCAGTGCGTCGATGATCTGCAAAGGCGAGCGATCGACATTGCCCTGCGGAATGAGCGTGTCGCGGATGGTTGAGCCCAGCACATAGGACGACAGCGCGCCGGCCTTGCCTTGTTCAAACAGGTTCGCGCCGAGCCCGAGCGGCGATGACAGCGCCGAATCCCACGCGGCCTGTGGCGTCAGCGGCCGATACTTCGGGCCGGGCTCAAAGCTGTAGATGCTCATTGCCCGGCGCCCATGCGGTTCTGGAAGTTGGTGAACGCATCATCGGTCAGCGGCTGCGCTGGATCGACTGCACCATCCTTGCGGCGGGTTTCACGGGGAACACTGCCGGCAGCAAGCACTTCCTTTTCCGAGAAGATAAGCGGATTTCCGTCCGGTCCAGCCACGGCCATGCCGGTCTTGGGATCGAGGAAGGCAAAACCGTCGCCTGCGTTGCGCCAGTAGCCATCCAACATGAGGCGATTGATCTCGTTGGCGCGGGTTGCGTTCATCAGCGCATTGTCGGCGCCCTTCACTTCGCCCGGAATGGCGAGCGTCTGTTCCAGCACTTGCCGGACTTTCGGCTGCATTGCATCGAGGCCAGTGGTCACAACGCGCTCATCCTGGTCCGATGGAATGAGGATGCTGACATTGGCGCCTGAGATTGGCTTCACGTCGCCGAACAGATCCTTTGCAACCGCGTTGACGGCGCTATCGAGGTTTTCACCCTTGCGTACGCGAAGCGTCACGGCATTGGTCATGAGCTTGCTGTCGCGCTGGGCAGCAACCATGTTTTCAGCCGAGCCATCCGACAGGCCGTAGTAGACATCGCCGATCTGGTTCACGTCCATCAACTGAGACTGAATCGTCTCATCGATCTTGTCTCGCGTGATCTTCCCAGGCAAAGCACCCGGCAGTTTCGACACGTCGACCATCGCGGCCTCAAAGAGACGCTGTGCTGCCCCGGTATCGCCGCGAGCAGTGGCGCGGATTGCACCTGCGGTGATGTCTGGTAGGCCGGATTTCACGAGCTGGTCGAAGACGGCAAGACGCTGTTCCGGGTCCGCCGTGGAGAAGATCAGTCCGGCCACCGCACCGATGCGCTCCTGTTCTGGCAGGTTCTCGTCCTTGAACTTCGTCTGCGCCGTTTCCGCTACAGCCTTGGGCAGCAACTGCATGTTAGCTATGCCGAGTTGCCTTTGAGCCGCTGCCGTCTGTGCCATGGCCGACTGATAGTCGCCGCTCTCCTGCGCCTGCTGCCAAGCCTGCGCAACCGATGGAAACACCGCCTGCGTATAGCCGGACGGGTCAGCATTGCGCGCCTTCAGCGTGGTTGCGGCTGCATCCTGAAGCACCGAGTATTTGCTTGCCTGCAAAGCGGCATCGTTGCCCGAGGATGTCGGCGTGGCGTCCTTTACCGCCTGCTCGATATCCGCCGATGACATCGTGCGGAAGTCATGGGCTTGCTGGCTGACATCGATCGACGCCTGGAACTTGTCATAGCGTTCCTGCCCGTCCTGCGGGCCGTAGGCGTCAATGAACTGCTGCTGGCTGGGAAGTTGCCCGGAATAGGCTCCCGTGTTCTGGATGGCCGATGGCGCGTTCTGGACGACGGTGTCGATGGCACCACGGTTCTCGACGTTGATCTGGTTCTGGCGCGTCTGTGCCGCCTGCATGATGCGCATGCGATCTTCTGGCGATACTTCGGATGCCCATGCCGGGAGATTGGCTTGACCGCCCCCGCGCGCCTCGACCATCTCGACATGCCAGTTTTCGTTGCTGAGCGGAAAGGCGAGGCCGAACCGGCCGGCATTTTCATGCGCCCATTTGACGACTTCCGGCGGAGCATTCGCCAGCGACTTGCCATCATAGGACAGATCGGCAGCGGCACCACTATTGTGGTTCGAACCCTTTGACCCAAGGACTCCCGGAGGCGGCGCTACCCACTTGCGGGCTTCGCCTGCCGAGCCGTATTTCTTGAGCGCTTCGTTCCATAGTTCGGTCTGGCGCGCGACAGTGCGGGCACCGGAGAAGATACCGAGCTTTTCAGCCATGCCGGGAGGCGCCGACTGGATAAACGCGGCAAGGCGCTGCTGCATGTCCGTCTGGAGCCCGTCGATATGATCGGAGCCGTGATTGACGATGCGGGTCTTGAGAAACGAGTTCGCCTGAGCAAAGCCGGGGAGCCCTGAGAGGCGGACGCTTGGCTGGATATTGCTGTCGGATGCTGGCCCGCCCGCCGCGGCGAGAACCTTCTTGTAGTAATCGCGGGTTTCAGCCGGGATAACGCTATCGTCCTTGCCGGACTTTACCCATGCATCGCCGCGCGCTGGCCCGCCGTTATACGCGACCAAAGCCGCTTCCGTGTCGCCATTGTATCGACGCAGCATCTTGTCGAAATAATGCTCGCCATATCGTTCCGAGACGCCGGGGCTTTTCAGGTACGCCTTTATCTGCGCTTCCGTGCCGCCCATTGGAAAGTTGGTGTCATTCAGTTCGCGCGCGATCTCGATGCCGGTTGCCGGCATAACCTGCATGGAACCGGATGCACCGACGCCAGATTCAGCATTCGTATTTCCGCCGCTTTCGACCTGACGAATAGCGGACAGAATTGCGGAGCTGGTAGCCTGCTGCTGATTGCCGAGGATGAAGCCAGGATCTTGCTCTGCCTTGAGTAGCAGCCCGGAAACAGTCGCCTTGCGGATATAGGCTTCACGACGATTTTCAGCATCGACCGGATCAAGCAGGCCAGTTTCCTGACCCATCTGGATCGCGCCTTCGATGTCCGCCTTGGCCTTTGCCTTGACTTCATCCGAGGATGTCGGATCGACATAGATGCGCCGATTGGTTTCAAGCGCATTGTCGAACGCGATGACTTCCGCCGCCCGGCCGGTCGCAACGCCCTTGTCGAAGATGCCATCATTGATGCGCGCGGCATCGGCACGCGCACCAAGCGCCCAGCGCTCACGCATCTTCGGGTCACGGATGACGCCGGCAGCACTCTGGATAACGCCGCCCGTCTTTTCAGGAGCGCGCTTGCCATAGGTCGCATAGTCTGGATCGTTGGCGAACTCGTTCTGGACGCCGAGAAAGCCTTCCGTCTTGAGGGCTTCGGCGCGCGCCAGATCGACAGCGTTGTTCTGCGCCTGCTGTTCCTTAGCAAACGCAGAGATGTCGCCGCCAAGCTTTTCAATGCCGCGTCCAATGGCGCTTACATCGTAGGAGGCAATGACTTTGCCGGAACGGAATGACGCCGGGCCGCTAAGATCGGCCTTCGAAGGGAGTCTTGCGATATCAGCCTCCCGCCATCTGTGAGTTCAGGTTGCCACGCGCCATCAGCCGAAGCCTCTCAGAGCCGAACCAAACCCGCCGATGACACCGCCGAGCAACGACGCCTTGCCAGCCGCGCGGCGGCCCTTGGCGCTATCCCTCAATCCGATCGCCCGTTCACGTCCGCCATAGAGTTCGCTCTGCGCGTTGTACTCACTTTCCGACGACAGGCCCTGCATCAGCTTGACGATCGTCGGCGCATCGGTACCGGCACCGCCGCCGGATGCGGCTGCAAGGGCCTGAAGACGGGACGATGCAAGCGCGCCTTCCCTGCGCTTTGCCATGGCGTCACGCTGAGACGCGGCAACTTCTTCCTTGGCCTTCGCTTCCATCTGCGCGGCTTCGTATTTTGCATTGTTGTTTTCCGCCACGCCAGCGGCGATGGAGCCGAGGCCGGAAACAACCGCGCCGATGATGCCTAGTGCTGCCATGTCATACCCTGCGCTTCCACAGTTCATGACCCTGCTCCATCCCAACATGCTCGAATGAAAGCATGGTCAGGAGTTTCAGGGACGATGCGTACCGGGCATCTCTCGTGGTGTAGACTTCGGTTTCGCCGAGTTGAGCGGCCTTGCGGAACATCAGACGTGCCATGCGGATTGCCGCAAAGGCATAGGATGGCTTGGGAGCCCTTTGCGTCATGAACCAGATCCAGCAGCGGCCAGCGCCCCAAGCCAGCCCGCCAGCACCGGCCACTTCGCCATCGTCAATCCCAACGAAGGCGACAGCCGGCATGTCGATCTGCGCATCGAGAGCGACTTCGACAGACGCCGGATCGACAGCCATGATGACGAGCATGGCCTAGATAATGCCCGCGCAAAGTGGTAAAAATAGCGAACCCGCCGAGCCTTGCAGGGCTGCGAGCGGGTTCTGACCAAACCAACCTGACAAGAGGTCGAAATGGCTACTTCCCGAATATGCTCGATTCCAGATTGCGGCAAGCGCCACAGCGGATTGGGGTATTGCACAACACATCTTCATCGCTTCAGACTCTATGGAGATCCAACCGCCGGCGGCACGTTTAGAGGAGCCGCCGCAAAATGGTTGGCAGATCATCAGTTCTACGAAGGAGACGACTGCCTATCTTGGCCGTTTGGTGCCCACGAAAAGGGCCGGGGAGGCGTCCGTTTCAACGGCGTGCCAATGGGTGCACATCGCGCGATGTGCATAATTGCTCACGGTCCCGCCCCAATTGGCAGAAACGAGGCCGCACATTCGTGCGGTAATGGTCATCTCGGCTGCGTCAATCCTCGGCACATAAGATGGTCATCGTCCAAAGAGAATAGAGCCGACGCTTCCAGACACGGTACGATTAGAGGTGAGCGCGCCCCGACCGCCATTCTTACCGAAACCGATGTTAGGTCCATCAGGATGATGAAAGGCAAACTTACGCATGGGGAGATTGCCGCACAATATGGCGTCGCCCGAGAAACGATTGCTGGCTTGTTAGCCGGAAGAACATGGGCTTGGCTTCCTTAGCCTTAGTTGGTTTCAACCGATACGACTAGACCGAGCATCGTTGCCGTGTTCGGGCTTGACCATTCGATGCAGACACGGGCATCCGTTTCCCATTCGGACGGGAACGTGAACAGTTCTTCCTCGGAAACATCCGTGCCTTGCGTCGGCGCCGTGATGCCGTCCTTCAATGCCGGAAGCGGAAACAGCGGGCGCGACGTGTCATCAAAGCGCGAGCCGTAGGTAATCCCGGCGCGGACGAAGTTGGTCAGGATAAAGCCGACCTTCGCGACCTTCTTCTTTTGCAGCATGGCCGTGCCAAGGTTGCCGCCATATGCCAGTCGCCCGGACTTGTAACGCGCGGTGTAGCCAATGCCGACGACGAATTCCTCAACGAAATCAGAGAGAGTGATGTTGCCCGAGCCGTTGACGACATAACTACCCGCGATGGGCACTCCGCCCGCCCAGACGACGACTGTTTTCCCCGTCAGATGCGTGCCGACATGAACCGTCTTGGATGCAGGCGAATTCAGCCCGACGACAAAGGAATCCATGACCTTGCACGTCACGCCAGGCTGCGCCTCGCTATCCAGCGCCATCTTTTCAATGTAGCGAACCGTGCCGGCCGTGATCGAGCGCGTGACCGCGAAATATACCCGATCCTGCTCAACACCGGGCAACACGCAGACGGATTCGAAACTGCCCAGCGTTTCAATCGGGATGAAGGCCAATACCTCTTCGGTCGGCTCGTAAACCATGCAGATAGCGGTTCCGTCCTGCAAGACGATCCACACCCGCGTATCCGGGGCGCGCTGCACCGCAAGAGACCTGATCTTGCCCGCAAAAATATCGGTCGCAAGCTTGCTGATCTGCGTGACGATGTAGTCCTGCGAGCCGCCGTCGAACGACATCTCGTAAAGCGAGCGAGCAGCCCTGTCGGCATAGATGGCCCGGTTGTCGATCTTAATTGCATCGATCGGCGCGGCGCCCGTGTTCGAGCAGTCCTTCAGCGAGAGGTTCGTCGGCGTGATCGGTTCATCGAAGGACGATGATTTGGCTACCGTGATCGAGCCTTCCGTGCCGAGGATCAGGCGCTGAAGCGATAGCATCCATTGCGTCTTGTTGACGCCGCCAGTGCCGATGGAGCGCGAGATTGGCCCGCTGTCGCCTTCCGTCTCGTCATCGAAGTTTTCGAAGTCGTCAGAGACAGATCCCCAGAAGCGATCGGAACCCGACCACCACAGGCGACCATCCGAAAACACCACAGCCGAAGGATAGATGAAATTCGGCGACCACTCGCTTTCTTCCCAGACCTCCGTATAGGCGTCGATCTGCTTGAATGGGGTCAGGACTTCGACGCTGACCGTCTGCGAATTGGTGTAGCCGACGACGCGGCAGATGCCGGTCGATCCCCAGCCATCATAGGTGATATCGATATCGGCCTGCCCTGACGTATAGGCGCCGGTTTCGAAGCCTATCTTGTACCAGACAATGGCGTTGTCATCGTCATCAGAGTTGCCGAGCGGCCCGCCGTTGGTCGTGATGTCGATGGTTGCCGAGCCATAGAGGTAACGGAACTGCTTATAGCCGAAATCCTTCTCATCGAAAGACCGATACCAGCGCAGCGTTCCGACCCATGTCCCCGAGATCGTGTAGTAGAAATCGCGATCGTTGTACTGCGTTGCCAGGACGCCGGTTACTCGGAACGGATCACTGTAGGCATCCGCATTAGCAAGCGAAATCGCCTGATGGACGTTGTTTGAAGTCAGGCGAAAAAGCGAGCCGACGCTGTCCGAATTGAAGATAGGGCCATCCGCCGTGAGCGTGCCGTTGCCTTCCGTGACATCGACCTGAAGCTTGACCTTGCGCGAGCGGGACTGGAACGGCCCATTTTCCGGCGTATAGTCGCAGATCGACCATGACCGTTCGGAACGACGTTCGATGCGTTGCGGCCGATATCCGTCACAAGCCACGAACACCACGTCAGCCGACTGCGCAAAGCGCATCTTGTCGAGATCGGCTTCATTCCAGTAGGTCGGGAGACGAACCGCCCCGGCTGCCTCGACAGTGATGCTGTCGACGTATTTCGCAGCCCGCAATTCGGACTGGAACTCGACATAAAACGATGCGCCCGAGGGTGTGAAGCTCAGCGAATGCGAGCCTGTCCGCAGTGTGGTTTCCGCGATATAGTCGTCAAGCCCGGAAGCACTGCCACAGCGGAAAGTGACAGGCCCGCGCGCCACCACAATACGCAGCGCATGTTCCGTGCCGATCTGGTTTACCGTGACAGCCTGACTTGCCGATGCCTTGGAGCCCCTGGCCAGTGCGATGAGTTCTAGAAAGCCGCCCGACACAGCACTCGTCGCGCCGGTCGTTGCCGTCAGTGTCCACCCGGTAGACGCTGCAAACGTGCCGCTGGTGACCGCTGCTGTGACCGCAGGACGGGTCAATACGGTGTCATCGATCAGGACGCGGAAAACGTTGTCGGTGAACTCCATCACCGCAGCGTCGGTGGCGCCGAAAACGAATTCCTTCAGCCGCGGGACATGGTTGCCATCAGTCGACGTGAGATAGCCAAGACCGGGCCGCATGAAGGCTGGACCCGTGGTCAGCGGAATGATGTTGGTCTGGATTTCGGCGGCAAGCCGCATGCGTTCCAGATCGACGCGCAGCAGGTGTTTCTTATCCTGCACGCCAACGTTGAAGCCATGCAGGAAGGTGTCGACGCGAGCCACTAGTCGCGGCCCTGCCGGCTCGTGAGACGCGCCCTGACCAGCCGGCCAACGGGCTTGGTTCTCACGCGCTCGTCAACGGCATCGAGCGTCTTGGCGCGTGACAGGCGCTGCTTGTACAACTGGAACAGATCGTTGCGATTGCCTCGATCCGACGAGATCGGCAGCCCGCATTCGAACGCCAGATAGGCTTCCAGCGCCTTGGCGAAGGGCTGGCGCCATTTCGCGACGTTCCAACCATATTCGTCATCATTGGAGATGTAGCGGACATAGAGCGGGTTGATGCTGCAAAACCAGTAGTCGGTTTCGTCCTCGTATTGCTCAAAGCCCTCAACATAGTTGCCGCTCTGAGACATGGAGAGGGTACGGACCCAATCTTCCGGCTTGGAAAAGGCGTAGTCGAAACCGAACAGCGGCTCGACATCCTCGTCATTCGTCAGTTCGACAGATCGGATGGCGAAGTTCCACAGTCCTTCTGCCAGGAGAAGTTCCACGGCATCCTGCCATGCACCGTCGAGCGCCTGACGTGCCGGATTGACTTCCGTCAGGCTCGACAGGCCGTGTGCGTCCCCTAGAAGGCGAAGCGCACCGCGATAGATTTCTAATCTAGATGCCATGAAATCGCTTTCTAGAGCGACGAACGGCATGTAGAATCAGCGGTTCAGGACGCGCTTCGCAGGCGCAATCCTGAACCTAACCACCAGACCATGGAGCGGTCACAATGGCTAACGCTAATCCACATACCAATTCATCTGATGTCAAGCAGTGCAAGCACTGCGGGATCGACTTCCGGCGCCGAGTTGATGGCGATCGTTACTATTTCAAAAAACGCCGATTTTGTTCGTCCAGTTGCGCAACGGCGGGCTCAGCCAAACACCCTCCGCTGTCCCAGCGTCTTGCCGAGCATACAAACGTGGCCGGTCCGGATGACTGCTGGCCGTGGACCGGTCACAGAACGCAAGCAGGATACGGATCATTTAGTTTCCATGGTCGGGCCGTATATGCGCATAGGGCAGCATACGAACTTTACAACGCGCCCTTATCAAAGGGCTTGGTTGTTTGCCATCGATGCGACAACCCTTCGTGCGTTAACCCGGCGCATCTTTTCGCGGGAACTCAAAAAGAAAACCTTCACGACATGATCCGTAAAGGACGAACAAAACTCAAACCGCGGCGTGGAATGCAGCACGGATGCGCGAAATTGTCCGATGCAGAAGCTATCGCTATTCGTAATGCATCTGGCAAACAGCGCGACATCGCAAACCAGTTTGGCGTTTCGCAAGCCACTGTGTCCGACATAAAGCTTGGAAAGCTATGGCGGCACATATGAGCCTGTCCGCCATGGGTCAGTCCTTATGCCGCGACCGCGTTTGCCTTGGTCGCATGAGCGATCGCTGCCATTGTGGCTTCGAGCCGGCTCTTGTGATTGCGGCTGATTTCCATGGCCGGATCTTCGGTCAAGACACGCCAGCCGGTCTTCGGCGCGTGGTTGACCTTGTAGCCTTCCGGCACATCGGGGATTTCGGCCGGCTGGTCATTGGTCGCTGCCTTGGCTTCCTCGCGCACCCAGATGCGCAGCGGGCGGATTTCGACCATGCCGATACCGACGCCGACGACGCGCAGCGAGACATCAAGTCCGCCATCGGCGCTCAGGACATCGATCATGTCATTGGCGCGAAGGCGCTGGGTGTGATGCGCCCAGAACGACGGGCGGAGAATGTCTGCAAGCGTTGCCAATGGATCGACAACGACATGGTGATAGGTGCGCGCGAAGTCAGCCGATCGCGTCATTGCCGTTGCCGGCAAGGTCTTCATGCTCATGGGGATTTGCCTCTAATGTTGTGTGATTTGTAGCCGGACGAGGAGCGGGAAAGCCCGAAAGCAATCCCGCTCCAATCCGGCCAACGGCGGAGGCACACCGCGACCGAAGTCGCGAAGCGCTTACGTGATCGCGGTGGGAGCCGCTACGGTAGCGGCAGCGCCCGAGACGGACGCGACCTGGTAGCGCTTGTACTTGGCCGTGCCGATCTGGACGACATCGCAAAGATCGCCCTTGCGCATGCCCTTGCTGGCACCGTCCGAGAAGAACGAAGCGCCGACGAGGGTTGCGTCGGATTCGGCCGCCGCGTCGTAGTAGTAGAACAGACGCGGGTAGGAGCCACCGATGGACTGGTGGACCATGCTCAGATTGTCCGGTACATATGCCATTTCATGTCCTTTCGAGAAGTTTGTTGGACTTCGCCTGATTTTCGCGCGCACTAATGATTTGAAGATTGGTGTGGACGTGAAGTCCCGACACTGTCTTCCCCCGAAGGGGATAGATGTGGTCTACGACGACGTTCTCACCCGCTTCTCGTCTACGTCTGGCCTCGACATAAATTGCTTCGATCGCGGCCTTATCGGCCCAAGCAGGGGTACGCTGGCTTTTCGCCAGATATCTCAGCTTGTTCTGTGCGAAGCATTTCGCCTGATTGGCGTAGTAGTAGGCTCTGCGCACGGCTGCGTTTTTGATCAGGTTCCGTTGGTCCGATGCCTGCTTGAAAGCTTTCGCTTTTTCAGGGTTTTCGGCCTTCCATCTCCTGATGTTTTCACAACCGCACGCGACGCAGGTTTTAGTGCTAACGAAGCGCTCGGATATGTGCCCCCGAATGCAGGGCTTGCCGGTGAAGTAACGAACTTCCCCAGCGAGCATTGCTGCCTTCCTGGCGCCCGCGCGCATCTGGCGATGTATCCTTACGTGGCAACGAACGCCGAGCCGTCGTGAGTGATTTTCACGATGCCGGTGTTCTGGAGGATTTTCGCGCCGTGGAAGACCGTCGCACGAGACCAGGACGTGTCCTGCTTCTCGTCATAGCCGATGGCGATGTTCTCTTCGCCGGTCTGCACCGCGTAGCCGATGGCGTCACGATGATACATGTAGCAGATCTCGGAACTGGTTCCGAGGCCCGTCACACGGCTGGAAACGATCCAGTTGACGCCCATCCAGCGGAACATGCGGCGCGCGGGGCCGACGAGCGGCTTCACGTCCACATAATCGCCGTTGGAGAATTCCGTGGTCTGGATGAGATAGCCCCGGAAGGCCGGCGAGATGATCGCGAACATATTGTTCTCGTCTTCCACCGGGATATCGGCGTTGCCGAGGATCGCCTGTGCGCCAGAGACGGTCGAGAGCGTGGCAGTGCCCGTCCCGAAGTCCTGGGTAGCGTTGGCGAGTTCGGCAAGCAGCGTGAGGTCGATGTCGCGGTTGATCACGTTCATCGACGCCATCTGCATGACGCGCTTCTGGTCGCCCTGCGAGGCGAAGATGTTGAAGCCGGTCAGCTCATACGGCGCGTGCTTCTCGACCAACGTAGCCTGGGGCTGCGAGTTGGTCGGATTGCCGTAGGGAATCTGGCCGTTCGAACCGCGCGTCACTGCGGTATCGCCACCGGAGCCCGAGACGAGGAACGTCGCGGTATTGCCCTTGATGACGGATTCTTTGGTCGTGGTTGCCTTGAGCAGGCTCACGCGCTGCTCGAAAGCCGCCACGAATTCCTGACGATATTGAGTTACGGCGGCTTCAATGGCCATGACCGTATCCTTTCGCTCTGGATTTCGGGGAGGGGTTCTGAGCCGCAGTCGTGCAAGGGTGGCCGCTGGCGTTCCGGGGCTGCTTTCGCAGGGTGGCCGGTAGCCTTCGGGGCTTCACGTCGTTGGATCGGGTAGATGGTCCTGTTGCTCGGGGCCGTTGCCGGGGTGGCCGATTTCAGGCGTAAAAAAGCCCGCCTAGCGGGTTTGACATTCACTGACGGGTGTCAGGAATTCCTACTTGCGGCGCTGTTCCTTCTTCAGGAGTTCCGCATATTCCTTATCAAGGCCCTGTTCGTAGTAGGCGTTGATGTCGGTGTTCATCACCTTCTTGATCTCTTCGATGCGATTGGTGTGCTTGCGCTCGCTATCGCTGGTCGAGAAGGCAACATCACCGAATTTCTCGCGGCCCTGCTCCGCTGCCCACGCAACGAACTCGGGGACCGAACCCAGCAGGCGACCATCCGGCGACCGGATGCCAAGAACGTTCTCGCCGAGGCCGGGGATGGTGTCCGCCCAACGCTTGGCGATGGTCAGATTGGACTTGTATTCGCCGTGCGCCCAATCCTTGCGCAGGATGTCTTCCGCCTCGCTGGAATGGTTGCGGTCGTCCTCGATCTGCTTGGCCTGGATGGCCTCGACCATGTCGATGTACCATTCCGTGCCGCGCGCAACTTCCTCGTTCGTGGCGCCCTTCTTGTGCATGTAATCCGTGTAGGATGACAGCATGGGCTTGTCGTCGTCGGTCAGGCGCTTGGTGACGGTTTCCGGCAGCTTGTAGCCGGTCGGATCATCGGGAATGCCGTTTGACTTGCGCCACTCGGCCATCGCCTTTTCGTCTTTCGCATCCGGCATGGGCTGCTTGATCTTGCCGGAGCGGATCGTGTCCTGTGCTTCCTTCAGCGCCTTGGCAACGCCGGAGATGGAACCATAGCGCTTCAGAAGCTTCAACGTCGCTTCATCGCCGCCGGCCGCAATATCGCGCCAGTCGTCAGGCAGACCGGGCTTGCCGTCGTCCTTCGCGTTGGCCTTGTCGAACTCTGCGCGCGCCTTGGCGTTTTCCTCGTCGGACTTCGTACTGTCGGCGACGAATTCCTTGGCCTTGCCAGCCTCGTCAGCGGCCTTCGTTGTGTCGGCGGCCTTGCTGTCGTCCGAACCCTTTGCCGTGTCCTGCGTGGCAGCCTTGGCGGTTTCTGCTACCTTTGCCGCGTCATCCGTGGTCGTAGTCGTGTCGACGGTCTTGTCCGCCTCGATTGTTGCGCCGTTGTCCATCAGGTGTTTGCCTCTTGCCTCGATTTGCGTCGTGGTGACGCCTTCTCAATCAGCGCCAGCGCCTCCGGCTCGCGGAGCCGCGCCAGTTGCACGCCGATCGATCTCTGACCCTCCAGAAAACCACTGTCCGGCCCATAGCTCAGTTGGCCGATATGGCAGGCGTTCATGAGCAGCCAACCCATGGCGCGCTTCTG